TGTTTACCTGAACGGCGTCGTGATGAGTCCCGGAACGGCGGCTAATTACAATTCCGTGTTTACGGACAACGGCACCAACAGCCAGTGGACGGTGGGCTACGTCATTACCGGAACGCCGACGCTAAATACCTTTACGTTCGCGGCGGTAGCAGGGCAGGCCAATGCCGATGCAGGAGGAGCGCCGGGCATCACGGACGTAGGCTACCTGACTTCCGCTTCGATGGTGGAAGTCAATAACAGCAGTTCTCCGCCGAATGTTTACCCGCTCATCGTCAAGCGCGAATTGGTAGTTTCCTCGCGTGTCTCTATCCCTGAAAAAGTATCTGTGATAGCTGACCTGGGGACAGGAGTGCTCAAGATTCGCTTTCTGTGGGTTCCTGGTACGGTGGTCTATCAGGTCAATAACGTCTACCAGATGAGAGCGCCGCTCAAGATAGACCTAAACGACACTTGGAGTCCATTCCCCGACGAACAAGGGGCGGTCATTCGCCAAGCCCTTCTTTATCGCATGTACCGCTATCTCGGCTCCCCGAACGCCGACTCCGAATATCAGAAGCTCCAAGCAGCGATAAAGAAGGCGCAAGCTGGGGACGATGCCGCGCCAACAGACGTGAACCTAGAGCCGGAAACGTCGCTCATGGATTCTAGCTACGATGGGATGGGAGGTTGGTGGTAGTGCCTACGCCGCGAGTCCAGAACATCCATCGCTTGGAAGAGCCGGACACACTTTATGTCAACAAATTCTGGACCGGACTGTACAAGAACCGCTCGCCACTTTTTACACCTATCTCCGCTCTGGGAATCCAGCTTATCGCCCGTCAGGACGTACTTTGGGACGGCCTGAACATGATGATTACTCCGCAGTTCACGCTCAAGCGGAGATACGGATTTTCTAAAGCCTGCACTGCCGCATTCGGCGTTTCCGAATGGCCGCTGACGTTTTTCAGCTTCGAGAACCTGGCAGGCGTAATCAATCAGATCGTGGACACGCAAACGAACGTCTACACCTTCACAGGCTCGGCCAAGACCAGCATTTACACGAAGGGGACCACGGGACAATCGAGCTTCGTGGACGTGGCCAATATCCTATACTGGGTGGACGGCAACGCCGCTAAGAAGTGGAACGGCACAACTGTCACGAATATCGGCATCGCAGCTTCCATCACCGCGCCGACGCTGAGCTTTGGAGCGGGAGCTTTATCGCCTACAGTCGGCTTCAAGTATGTCTATGTCGGAAAGAACAGCACCACGGGGACAACCAGCACGGCGTCTCCTTCCTCCGCGAGCACGGGCATACAGACTTCAAAGAATGTCACCGTGCAGGGCGACTTCATCGCTGACACGCAAGCCAACAAAATCGACATTTACCGCACAAAAGATGGCGGCTCTGTCTATTACTTTCTCGCGGAGATAGCGAATCCCGGCTCTGGAACATGGACGTACACGGATTCAACGCTCGACGCGAATCTGAACACGCTGCTTATCGCTCCAGTTGCGAACGTCAATGACCCTCCTGCCGCTGGCATGTCTCTACTTGTCTGGTATGCAGGCCGTCTTTGGGGAGCTTCCGGCAACACGCTTTACTACTCTGGCGGCCCAGACACGCTCAACGGCGTAGGAGAAGAGTCCTGGCCTCCTGGAAATAACTACACCGTTCCGGGGAACATCACAGCGCTGGCAGCTGTCACGCAAGGCTTGGTTATCTTCACGCGAGACAACGCTTTTGTGATTACCGGAACCTCCGCCGCTGATTTCACCGTTCCGATGCCCTGGCAGAAGAACTTCGGGGTACCGAATCAAAACTCCGTTACGCAAGACGGAGACATTCTCTACATTCACACCAGCAAGGGGCAAGTTTGGCAAATATCGGCAGGCGGTCTTGAAGAGAATGGCTTCGCAATCCAGAAGCAGCTCGCGGCTTTTACGGTAGCGAATGTCTACATCGCTATCCACAGAAACGGCGGAGATGAAGGGCTATTTATCTCGGATGGCGCGGCGAATCTCTACCGCTATTCGGCTGTGGCGAACTCCTGGGACACGGTGTACCAGCCAGCAGGCGGGATTGGCGCGATTGCCTCGATTGAAGGGTCAACGAATGATTGGAGCCTGTTCATGGGACGGCCCACGGGCAGCGGGTTTATCCTGAGCCGCGATTTGACCACATTTCAGGATGACGGAGTTTCCTATTCCGCGAATGCGATATTCGGCTCCATCAACGTAGCTCCGCCGCACAAAGTAGCGAAGATTTCTTGCACGTTGCTGCAAGTCACGTCTGCTGGGACCTACCCGACTGTGGCTGTAATGCTCAACGAGATTACGGACAGCAGCACGGCCCCGGCGACGTTCACAACACTTCCCAATCCAGTGCCCGACCCTCCCTTGATTCCGCTCGGCACAACGGTTGTTACTAAGAGGCACGATTTCAAAGCAGCGTCCATCCCCTTGCCGGAGTACGTCCAGCACATGCAGTTGAAGGTCAGCTTTGCGGCAGAGAACGCCGCAAACGAGATTTATGGGTTTGGCATCGCATGATTAAGAACTCAGACCTGCAAGACGGTGTTTTGAGCACGATGGTAGCTGACATTCCTAAGTCCTATCGTCCTATCCGCCCGATTACTCCCATCACGCACCCTATAACAGGCATCATCGTCAGGACCGTTACGGATACTTCCGGTGCTGCACAGACTCCTGGGGCCGACCCAAGCGGCAAAAATGGCGTACCGCTAGCGCTCTTGAGCCTTACAGCGGTGCAATCCCCGGTCATTTACCAGGCGGTTGTCTATTCCGCCGTTACGGTTTCGTTCACGATTGACCCGTCAGACCAGAATTATGACCACTTGGCGATCTGGTTCACGGGCTACCACGGTAACGTCAATGCACAACTGATTGCTTCTGGCTCAGTTTCTCCGCTCACTTTCATTGTAGATGCCACGGGAGAGACGGTATCCGTATTCGGGCAGACAGTCTCTTCTGCTGGAAACTCCGCTCCACTGGATTTTGCCGCGCACACGCTTGTTACGCTGACAGGGCAGATTGGCGCTCCTCCAGCCCCGACTATCGCGCAGAGCGTGGTAGGAACTTCGACAGGCTTCCAATTCAGCTTCAATCAGGTGGTTTTCCCTGCCGGGGATGTGGAAGTCATTGCCGTTTACAAGGTTTATCGCAATACGGCCAACAATCCAGGGACCGCCTCGCTTATCCAGACCATCGTTCCGACGCCGAATCAGGTTGGGGCCATCGTGGTTTCGGACATCCTCATGGCGGCTTCGGGAAGCACGTACTACTACTGGGTCAGCGCCATGAATACGCAGTCGTTCGAGAGCACGCTGACCTTCGCTGGAACATCCATTGGCTCCATCGGCTCAATGCCGTTCAGCGTTACAGGAACTTTCTCGTATGCGTCAACCTCGACAACCATCACATGGTCATGGACGGGCCTAAAGATTTATCGCGCAGACGGAAACATCACCTCAATTGCGGATAGCAACCAGTCCATCATCGGATTGACCGCGACAACGACGTATTGGTTTCAACCCTACTACGACGAAATTGCGCAAGCGATTGCCTGGGTTGCCGGTGGAACGGGAAGCCCTGCCTATGCGCAATCGGCTATCACCCTGGCTATCACGCAGACGGCCAATCTTTTGAATCACGTCACTTTGGCTGCTGGGGGAATGTCCGCCGCTACGACTACGAGCGGCTCTGGTGGAGGGTCTGGTGGCGGTGGCGGTGGTGGCGGGCGCGGGGGATTCGTCTAGTGCAAATCTTCTTCATCTCGCCCACTGGATTTATGGCCGTGCGCAACGCTCTAAAAGGCATTCCCGGCCAGCGAACTCACGGTTGGGCCGACACGGACAATGGTAGCAATCAAGTTATCGGCGTGGCGGAAGTCTGGGGCGACACGGAACTAGTAGCCACGGCGCTAGAGAACGCGGGGATTTTGCTCATGCCGGACCATCGCTTCAACGGGCCTATCGGCAAGCCCATCGTGGACGCGCTCGCGGCACATGGAGTAAACGCTTCCGATACTTGCTGCTCGGCGATGGAAAAGATTCACGCCAAGAGCGGATTCCCGCCGCACAAAATGAAGAGGTACGCTTAATGTCTCTTTGCACGGTCACGGGGAACGTCAAGACTCTCATCGGCGCATCTGCGGGCGTGGGAACGATTTATTTCTCGCTGAATTACAACGGCCCCGCGTATATCTCAGGAACGGGCGTTCTTGTGCCGACGAAAGTCACCGGAGCAATCGCCAGTGACGGGTCTTTCTCTGTAGCCTTGCAGGGCAATGACACGATTAGCCCTTCGGGAACGCTCTACATTATGACCGTTATTCTTGCCTCTGGAGGGACGTGGGAGGCGCTTTACAGCATCACCGGAGTTTCTTTCAATATCAATACGGCTGTTCCCACAGGCGCTCCGTCTGTTCCAGTCTTTACCAATGCGCTGTTCCCTACGAACACTTCAAGCCCGCTGACTCCAAGCGGGACAATCAACGGAAGCAACAAGGTATTTACCCTGCCCACGACGCCAGGAACGATACTTTTCATTTTCAGAAATGGTGTATTGCAGCAAGGGGGAGGAAATGATTTCACGCTTACGGGGAGCACCGTTACTTTTGTTAGCGCCCCTTCTACTGGCGATATTATTCTCGCCGTCTACTAAAGCGCAGAGCAGAAATTGGCTGAATATTCCCATGCCTGCGCCAACGCTCGTTCGCGCAAATCAGATTTCCTTGAGCGATACTTTTGCTTTCACTGGCCCCAACACCCACAGCGGGACAGAGACGTTTAAGAATATAAATAATGTACTCTATAGTAGTCAGTTTTCCGGCGCGGACATGGGTCTGAAGATCAATGCTGCGGCTATCAGTTTGGGAAGTGCGGGCGGCACGGTGATAGCAGACCAATCTGGAGCACAAACTTGGTCCACGGATATTTTTAATGGGGTGACGGGACCAGTGACAATTTTGTTTCCTAATTGCCCAACCATCACGGTAAATACAGCAGCCACTCCACGTATTTCAGGAACCAAGGTACTGGGACAGTCTATTGGCTGCCCGACATTTTTTTTGGGCAACGCTACCGGAGACCTTTTTGACGTTGCGGGAACTGCAACTTACTTCGAGTTTGGAAATGCAACCGTCAGAGCCGGAGTCCCGTTAACCTCTCCAAGCACGGTAGTGTCAGTCACGGGAGGTGCAAACAGCGGCTATGTTCACGATTTGTTCTTGCGGGACACCTACAACAATTTCAGCCTGGCCGGTTCAGCAAGCGGAGGCGTCAGTAATTGGGTTGTTCGTAGAATTTACTGGAATGGGTCTGACCCATCCGTGCACACGGGCTATATGATTTTCGTTGGCACCCACGATGGAGTAATTGGTTCTGGTGACAACCTTTTTAGTGAGTTCGTCAGCATTGGGGATGTTGCCACGCATGACACTGAGCAAATATCAATTGATTCGGGAAGCGACACCGTAAAATTTGATAAAATTGACCTTGGCTATTCAGCTAGTAATCTTTCAACGCAGCCGACGTGGAGATTCAGAAATGATTTCCCCGGCCTTTTCGCGCCTCGCTGGATTCGCATTTCTCACTCTTCCCCGGAAGCTCCAAATGCTACCTGTTTCGAGATAGGTGCTGGAACAAATCTGACCTTTGAGGCTATGTATGCTGAAGGTTGTAACATCGGGATGCACATCTCTGGAGGGAATGGAATTGACATAACCCAAGGTTCTATTTTCGGATCGAATAAGAACGGAGGCATTTACGTTGACGGCGGCCTAGCCAACCTCCATCTAAGCATTAATGGCGTGAAGTTTGGCTCCAATTCGACTGCGACGACCAACACCACGGATGACATAAACGTCGGTGCGGGGACAACCTTTTGGGGGGTAACAAACAGTTCCTTCGGCCAAGCCTTTGCTGGAGGAGGCGTGTCTCGATATGGTATCAACGGAAGTGGCGACAATTATAAAATTGCCAATAATCTAGTGAATACGGCTGGTCTTGGAACTGCTTTTTCTAATGGCGTCAGCTTACCTGGTCTCACCCTCAAGAAAGGCTCCGGGGGCGGCAACTACACCAACGCCACAACCTCCTATACCGTAGCCGATGCGACGAACCTCTGCTTCACGGTGACAATCCCGACAGGATGGAAACTAGGCGTAAGCGCGAGCGGCGCACTGTCCACGGCAACGGCAGCGGTAGTGGCTCAAGCGGCCCTAACGGATAACGCAGCCTGCTCTACGGCGAACGCGGGCCTTTTGGTCGAGACCGCACCTATCCAGGGAGCGGCTATTGGAGTAGCTGATTCTTTCGCGCTGAATTGGGTCATCACCGGCGACGGAGCGGCGCACAATATCGCACTCCAGTTCAAGACTTCCAACGTGGCGGATACGGCCTCGCTCATCAACTCAAGCGCGACAGTGACGCCGACCATGAAATTTGAATTGATGCCGAGCAACTAGTGCATATAACCGCAGAAGTCAAAGCCTTGTCACTAGTCACGGAAGAAGAGCAAAAGAAATTCATCTCCTGGATGTGGCAATTCCGCGAGAAGTCCAACTTCGATATGGCGGTGATGAGTTACCCGCGCACGGTGATGTTTAGCGCATCGGATGAGCAAGGGCCGCTCGTATTCCTTCCCGCGCAGCCAATCCTCATGTTCGAGAGCCTGTGCGCAAGGCCGGGAGCCACGGAAAAGGAAATCGCTCTCTCGCTCTGGCGCATCGGTGAACTGGCAGACGAGACGATGAAGGATACCGGGATGCACGAAGCCTACTTTCTGACAAACGACCAAGCGGAGGCTGATTCCACGGAGAAGCACGGCTGGACGAAGCTCTTATTTGACCCTGCCAAGAATACCTACCTAATGAAACGGAGAATACCGGAGAGTCCAAATGCGACCTAATCCCTTCTGGCGCAACACGAAAACAGAGAAGCACAAGGGTGACCCGGTAGCCAAGCAAGCCGAAACGCAGCAAATGAATTTCGACTCGCAACTGATGGACATTTTCCAGAAACAGTACGGCACGCAAAGCTCGCAGCTCAGCTACCTGAACAGCGTGATGAAGCCGATTATCGACGCAGGCGGCAAGGGCTTCTCCGATGCGGACCTGGCTTCTATGCGCACGGCTGCGACGGACACGAACGCCCAGCAATTCCAGAACGCGCAAGACACCTTGCAAAATCAGATTACGCAATCAAGCGGAGGGTCAAAACTGGCAGGCGTATCAGGTGCGACGATTCAGGCGAGGGCCGCGCTGCTCAATGCCGAGGCACAGAAGCAAGCCTCTGACCAGGAAACCATCACCTCACAGAATGCGCAACTCAAGAACGCAAACTACTGGAACTCCATTAACGTGCTAAACGGCGTAGCTGCGCAGACTAACCCGCTCGGCTACGCAGGGACGGCCACAAGCGGAGGGAACACGGTAGCAGGGCTGTCGGGAGCGGTTACACAAGCGAATCAATCACAGTTGCTTGGCGCTCTAGGCGGCATCGCTGGAGGCGTTGGTGCTGGTCTCGGTGGATATTTTGCGCATCATTAGAGGAGTTTCCTGATGGTTGAAGATACCGCAACGTCCACGTCCACAACGAACACGATGGCAAATAGCGGCGCGTTCGATGCCGCTCCCGCTCCACCGCCAGAACAGCAGATGATGCCAGCTTCTGCGGAATTGACGCCGCCTTCGCCGGCAGCGCAACCCGCGCCCATTCTTTCCGGCTTGCAACCTGCAACTCAACCGCCTCCGGCAGCTGGAACGCCTTCCGTCTGGAAAAATATCGTCATGGGAGCGATCTACGGCCTCGCAGGTTCAGGCGGAGCCAAGACTTTCGGGGCTGGGGCGGGCGGAGGGGCGGCAAGCGTACTAGCGCAAGAGCAGCTCCAGAAAGAGAACGCTGCTCGACAGGCAGCGCAGCAGGCTGACGTTCAATTCAAATCCGTGCAAGCCGCGCACATGATTGCGGAGACGGCCGTTCTGAACAGGCAGCTTTCCACGATGGATGAGGACCACCAGCAGAAGGTATTCGACAACGGTCTTGAGTCCATGAAGAGTTTGCAGAGCATGGGCTTCACGCCCTACTCCATCACGGATGATGCAGAGGATGAAGCAGGCGGAAGCGCACACGCGGCAATGAAGGACGCAACCAATAAGCTGGGTGGTGTTCCGGCAACGCTCAGCGTTCCTCTTGGCCCGCACAAGTGGGCGCATTTCAACTTGCAGCAGGGGGCGCAAACCGGGACGGCCATCAAGATTATCAATGATTTCAACTCCCGCTTCGGGCAGCCCACTGTCCAAGGTGTGGCTCCTCCGAAACCGGGGAGCGCCGAAGAGCAGGCGCAGATCAAAACAGCCAAGGATGATTGGGACTTACTGCACACACCCACGTCCGATGACGGCGAATTGCAGAACATGCAAAACAAGCTGGCCCTCGTCCAGAGCTTGCCCGATGACACGCCCTACAAGAAAGACACCATCGGCCTGCTTACCAAGAACATAGAAACCTCAAAGCCCTTGGCGCAATCCGTCAAGGACAAGGCGAATCAGGCTGCCGCAAACAAAGCGAAGAGCCAAAAGCAGGCCGAAATTGACACGGAGACTAGCCCTGCGAACGTAGCGGCTCAGGCAAAACTCGCCGGGGCAAAATCTTCCGCTGAGGCCAGTGCCAAGGCTGCTGCTGACACGGCATCCGGTGAATGGAAGCCCAAAGTAACCGCCGATGAAAAGAAGAAAGCGGAACTTGCGGAGAATATCGCGGAGAACGCCACTGCGGTAAACGCCATCCTCGCCCGCCGTCCCGACCTGGTAGGTGCTGTCGCCGGGCGCTTTACGAACGCTCAGCAGATGATTGGCAACAATGACAAGGACATTTCCGCTGTAGGCAATCGCGTCCACAATATCGCAATGGCCAACTCTGGAGTACATGGCTTCCGCTCGCAGGAAGGTGTCGAAGAGACGGAAAGGAACATCTTGAACAGTTTCAAGAACGGGCCGGATGCGGTGAAAGGTGCACTTGGCTCGAACGTAGATTCCGTGCAGACGTTCATCGACAATGCCCGGCCACCAAGCTATCAGACCCATTCATCGCAGGGCGGGGCAGGGACCTACTACCACAATAAGATTGCAGCCCCACAGCCGATTTACGCAGCGGCCCCTGGCAAGCCGCGCATGATGTCAACCGATGGAGGAAAGACTTGGCAGACGGCACCGGCACAATAACTCCTCCGCCTGGTTACACGCTTGAGACGCAGCAACCCGCTGCCAGCTCCGGCGTTACTCCGCCTCCCGGCTACACGATTGAAGGACAGCCGCCTGCAACGGCGTCAACAGCGCAGCCGGTTAGCGTGTTCCCCGGCTCCGCTCCTGGCGGGAATATGTACCCCGGAGCACCGCTATCGGCCAATGCGACGGCAGACATAAGCGGACCGGGAGCAATGAACGCCATTGGGAGGGGGATAACTCAATTTGGCAACGATATGTGGGACAAGCTCACGAGCACTATCCAGCATCCCGTGGATACCGCAGAAGGAGTGCTCAAAGCAAGCCCTGCTGGGCAAGCCTACGACGCTATCAAGAACTCCGTTGCAGGCTACCGGGCTTATGAGAATGCACGTTCGACAGGAGCTGACGTTCCTACGGCTCTCAAAGCGGCAAGCGACACCATTGAAAAGCAAACAGCTCAAGCGCAAGCGGTAAAACAGGCTGTCGAAGCCTTCAAGAAAGACCCCGGAGCGACGAGCGTAAGGGCACTGGCGCACATAGCGACAGCGGCGGCCCTAGCTTATGCAGGAGGGGCAGCCATTGACGCCGCGCCAGAGATCGCGGGCGGGGAAGAGGCCGCAGCGGGAGGGGAAGCGGCTGCGAGTACCGCTGCAAAGCCCGGACTTGTCCAGCAGGTTGTGAAGGGCGAGAAAGTCGCTCAGGCTCCTGCACAATCGGCCATGCGCGAAGGGGCGGCTGCCTCGGCAAAGGATGCTGGAGTCGAAGCTCCAGCCACAACCTCTCAGCCTATGCGCACCGTACTCGATAAGCCAATCAAAGATTTAGCGGTCAAGGAACGCGGCACCTATGACGCTATAAATGAGGCAGCGGGCGTGGACCTCAAGGACTTGTATGACCATGCTTCAGATGTAGCAGAGGCGCTTGACGACCCGGTGAATATCGTCAACCGGGACAAGCTGCAAGCTGACCTTGTGCGCACCAACATGCGAATTGGGCAGGCCGAGGACAAGGCGGCAGAAGCCGGTATCCCGCCCGATGCGCTCCAAAAAGCTAAAGCCATGACCCAGCAACGCTATGCGATGCAAACTTTCAAACAGAAAGTCTTCAACAATGAATCAGTGGTCAGCGGGAACATGGAGCACGGCGCACCAGAGACGATTAACGTCGATTCGGCAATCAAGCAAGTGGAGAATCTCGATAAGCCATCGAAATACGCTCCTGAAGGCTCGCCTAGCCGTCTGGTGCAGGCATTGGGCGATAAGGGGGCTAAGGCGTTGAAGCAAGGTCTTTATGACGCTCAGAAGGCTGGAGAGACGGCATTGAACCGCCAGAAACTAGCGAAATGGCTTGGTGGGGGCGCTGTCGCTGGCGCTGGCACGCTTTACGAGCTACTCAAGGGGTCAAAATAATTACTTCCCGTTGCAGAAGTCTCTCAGGAACAGTTCAACGGTTTTATATCCAAGGTAGAAAGTGGCCAGAATGATGAGGACTTTCATACCTCAAGCCTACACCCGGCTGGAAGCCTGTCAAGACGAACAAAAGGAGAATATTTCCTAAATGGCATTTGCCACAGGAGCATTCATTCAAGCCCCGCTGCCCGTGACCATCACCAATGTGAACGGAACTAGCGAGGGCATGACCGGCCCGACGCTAGGAACGAAGCTAGGCCAGCCAACGCCCGTTTGCTTCACCGATGCCAGCGGGAACGAGTACGGGATGACCGGCAACACGGCTGGCTCGAATCTTGGCTCTCCAACGCCAGTCGTCTACTGCGACAAATTCGGCCATGTAACAGCGGTCCCTTTCACGATTGCCAGCGGGTCAGGTTCGCTCGTTATCGGCGGCTCAAAGACAGGCAAGATTCTAGGCCAACCTATTCCCGTAACTATCGCCAATTCCAATGGTTACGGCTTGTCTTCAGGCGAGACAGTCGGCGCTCTTCTTGGAAACCCAACGGTCATCTGTCTGTGCGATGCCAGCGGAAATGCTTTGACTTTATCGGGAGTGTGACATGAAAAGACTGGCGGTACTTCTAATTGCTTTACTGGCTACCTGTTGCGGAGCATCGGCTCAGGTATTCGTGCAGAGCTACAACTTCTCGCAAAAAGGTATTGACGGACCACGGACAGGGAAGGACTTTACCAACACGGGTGTCACTTCTTTCTTGCTGGCATGGAATCCAGCCGGTTCACTATCTACCTGTTCCGTGCAGGTGGAATCCTCGACGGATGGCATAAGCTGGGGCAGCGGGGATGTGGTCGCTTCGCAGTCCTGCACAGCAGTTGGCTCCGCATCCGGCAGCTTTACCAAGGCGTTCGTGCGCATCAACGTCACGGCCCTGAGCGGTTCTGGCGGGCTGAATGTGACGCTGACCGGCACCATAGGCGGCACCAGCTCAGGCGGGGGCATAACGTCAGTAACTTCGCTGCCTGCAACATGCACACCTGGCCAGGGATTCCAGCTTCCCAGTGGTGCAACAGTCTTTTGCGGCACGGTAGCCAATACCTTTTTCACTTCTTCATCGCTTGCAACAAACCCGATAGCTTTCGGCGCAAAGATAGATGGCGTGGCTGTGTTCGATGCCACAATTACTAACGGAAGCTCCACCGTTGTTACAGCATCGACAGACAAGGCGTTTGTGGTGGGGCAGGATGAGACCAAGCAGTGTATCGGTTCTTCTGGCGGGGTTGCGCAAAACCATATGACATCGGTACGAGTCTTGACCTCAACGACATGCACCATAACAACGGTAAATTCCGCTCACAATGTGACCATATCAACGACTGGAAATGGATCAGCGGCAGGAACCGCAACGCAATTATTTGTCTGGGGCACCGACGATACAACGGCATGGCTGGCTTCTTTTGCTTCTTTTAACCTCCAAGGTCAGCCATGCGGGACAACATTCGTCCCAGTGGGTCTTTCGCTTGTCAAAAAAGGATTTGGCAACGGACTGGCCTGCGGCCTAAACATAACAGGAAACACAGAGGGCGGATTCGTATCCGGTGGCGGTCCCTTGTCCAGCATAATTGTACCTACGATGGATTTTGACCCTACAACATGCACAGCAACAAGTGGAGGATGTTTTTTCGGAACTGTCGGGATGCAGTTGAATAACTTCGGCATTTGGGGAGCGGAAATCGGCAATCTTTCCGTTGGATTCAATTCTCATTATGTTCTGTCGTTCCTTGCCGATGACCGCTACCAGAGCATTCTTATAGCGGGATGGGGAGCAGGGGACGGTTCTTTTGGTGGAGTCAACGTAGCAAGCCCATCGGCTCCCGGCATGAACTTCGTCGTGTTTGATGGCGCGGGGGGCGTATGCGCCAATTGGAACGCTTCTTTTGCCCCGGTAACGAATAGCTGGTTTGGCGACTGCCAGCAATCCGACATAAATCTGGCATTGGGTTCACGTCTATCCTCGACAAATAATACTTTTGGAGTTGTTGCCAACGGATTGGCGATGGTCATTGTAGGGGGAGATTTTATTTCCAACAATGATGCGTGTTTCAATAATTCTACATTTAATAATACTGGGATTAAGGTCCTCACCGGGGGTTTTGCCAGCATCACGGGATTGGATTGCAAGGCAGATGCAACGACTACAGCCATAGCAATATGGGCAAATGGAGGTACAGTGCGATGTGTCCAATGCAGGCTCGTTGGCGGGGCGACCGGGAACGACATATTCCTTGATACTTCCGCGAATGTTTATGCGGAACAGACCCGGTTCCTTGGTGCTAATAATGCTGTTAACCGCACTTCGGGGACATTCTTTGATAATGGAGGGAACACATATACCGGGTCTATTACGACTATCGCTCCGTCCTGCACGTTTACTTCTGGCGGGGGCACAACGCCATCTTGCGCTTTACTGGCAAGCAGCACGAATGAAAAAGGGACCATCATCGCCACGACGGGCACAGGTTCACCAGGGACTACCGGGACAATCACGCTTACGTTTGCTGGCACCTACGCTGGAGGTAAGGCTGCGGCTCCAGCCTGCACTATTTCTCTCGATGATAGCGGAACTGCCTGGGCAAACGAAGCAAGCTCCAGGGTAAGCACGCAAAGCACAACGGCTCCTATTTTTGCCTGGACGAATCTAGCTTCGGGGACACTGACAGCTCTAACCGTATCCGTCCCTTACAGAATGGATTACACATGCACCGCACGCTAAAAATACTGGTGATGGTTTCCCTATTGCCGCTATGGACTGTTTGGGCGCAACAGCCAGGCGCAAAGCCGCCAAAGGATTATAGCGTCCTCGGTACAGCGAGCGAGCACTATGGAATTTTCGGCATCCAGAAAATCCCCTTGTCGTGCAGGCATTCGAGAGAGCTATTCGGGCAGAAGGTTTGCAGAGTATATGTGAAGTTTGGCAGGCCGATGACAGGACGGAAGGTTTTCTATGCCGAGGACTGGACTAACAAACCCGATAGCATCCAGCACGTTCGTTTGCTCTACCCGGATGATCGAGGCGTTTATCTCGACGGCATTCCTGGGCATAAAATCTGGTGGCAAGTGAACGTAAAATGAAACCTTTCGCCTTAGTCCTCGCGCTTCTCTTTGCCCTGCCTGCCAACGCCGGGCCTATCAACTGGGCCAAACATCACAAGCGCTTCTTGCTCATGGAAGGCGCGGCCATTGCCGGGGCTGGCATCCATGCTTATGGCTTGCACCGCTGCCGGAAACTGAACGGTGTTGAGCCTTGCGATGAGCATTATGGCGAAGCGTGGGCCATGTTCGGAGTAACTTCTGCTGTCTCCATTATCGCGCTGCCGGCCATTGCGGAAGGCTGCTGGAAAGACAACTGGACGCGCTCCTGCTATACGTTTGCCTATAGCGGCAGCTCATTTGAAACGTGGTGGGGGATTCACGAGGCGAGGATACATGAGAAAACTATTCCTTAGCCTCCTGCTCGCATCTCCGCTTATGGCCCAGACGCCCGTTACCATCGTCAATCCTTCGTTTGAGGACAGCCCGCCGACAGGGACTTATGACTACCTGGCCCCGCCTGGCTGGACATGCACGGGAACGGCAAGAGGGCGTATTGTTCCAGCGGCCACGCCAGTAGACGGCAAGCTAGTGCTATGGATGCAATCAGCTGGCTGCACGCAGGATTTGGCCATCGTGCCCGCCATCAACACCACTTACACGCTCAAATTCAGCGTAGGCAGCCAGTCGAACTTCCCCATTCCAACAGTCTATTCGGCCAATCTGCTCATCGGCACAACGCTTATCCCCGGCTGTTCCGCTGGCGGAACAGCTCTTACGGTGCGTGGCACGCTAGTGCAACAGACGCTATCCTGCACGATAGGAACGGCTGTCCCCGTGGCCGGAAATCTCTTTGTGTCGCTCACGAGCGGCGCGAATCAGACCATCTTCGATAACATCACCATTACCAGCGTCTCTTCCATTCCGCCCAACTTTGCGACCTTCACGTTTCCTGTACGCTTTATGCTTTGCGCGAAGTGCGACAAGACAGACGACTCGACCAGGGACATGGGCATCTTCTCAGGAGCGGTGCTGAATCTCTCGCAGGACGGAGCGGCAATCTGCTCCGGCACGGTCAACACCAACGGAGAGTTTAGCTGCTCGGGGCCGGTCAACATCACCCCGGCATTCGTCAACGTAACGCTTGGCGTGTCCGATGCGAGCGGCAACGCCATCACGCCTAGCTTCACGAATAGCGTGTCCAACATCATGTTCGCTGGCAAGAGCAGCATCAATGTCGTTTTCCGGCTGGACTCCGTGACTTTTGTCCCTCGGGGATTGGATATTTACTCGCAATGAAGCCCGCAAAGCTCACAAGCCTGGAGAATCGGCTCATGCACGCCTTGCAGCTTTATATCAGGGAGCATGAAGTGGAAACCATATTGGCGCGCCATTATGCGGAAAGAGCGGCGCGGAAAAAGAAAGCAATCACGAAATGATTGCCGAGAGCGTCCCCGCAGGCTGGTTTGCCGTGATGACAGCGGTTATTGTGACCGTGCCTCCGGCCATCAATGCGCTGGTGAACATCAAAATTGCCAGGCGAGCGGAAGTCAAGTTGGATGTCGTAGCGGATAAAGCGGCGAAAGTGGCCGTAAAGGTCGCGGAGGCCACAGTCCAGCAAGGGCAAATCTTAATCCTGGCCGAAAAGACGCATACGCTCGTGAACAGCCAGTACGGGATAGCTCTAGCGCTCATCGTGGCCAAGTCCGCGCATATCTATGAAAAGGACCCATCACAGGAAAATCTTGAAGAACTAAACAGGGCGAAGGATAAGCTGGCGGAGCATGAAGCGAAGCAGCGCGTGGTGGATAGAAACGAGACGAGCAGCTAAGAAAGGCCATCCAGCCCATGACTCCGTGGACCGCAATAGCGATTGGGGTTGCTGGCATCGTAGGGAGCGGGGCGGTCAACCTGCTCATCATAGGTATTTACTTTGGAAAGTACCGGACACTGGTGGATGAGGCCAAAGAGACAGCGGAAGAGTCGCGCAAAGACCTCGTGAAAGTCCGAGAGGATGTAGCCCGAATCAAGGGGCGTATCAACGGCCACGGCTGGAGAACTGAGGGATAAAATGGGAGTAGGTGGACATCCGGGGCACTTCCCGGCAACGGTTGTTAGCGTCAGAAACGACACGGTGACCTTTAAGGCAGCGCCGGAGGACATCGCGTATCTCAAGAATCAGATTGGACAGGCAGGGACACTTGACTGGAATCCTAGTGGCAGCAAGCCTGATGCTGGCGATTCGGCAAAGAGCGCCAGCTAACATAGAACGGTACCTGTGGGCCGTACTAGTTTATATCCCATTCGTATGGGTGGGTCATTCCTGGTACGGTGACTGGTCCTGGCAGTACGCGGCCATCTATACGTTCTTCACAGCGATGATTTTGTGGTGTGTTTGCCACATAACGCTAGATTGCCTCAGGACCAGGCATTGGAGGCTACGAGCGGCTGGAATTACGTTCATTCTGGCCGCTTCGCTAGCCAAACTGGCCTATCTGGGCGGTCCTAAGCCCGTCAGCGGCTATCTGGCTATCTCCCTAGCCGAGGGCTTCATTCTTGCCTGGGCGGGCACGCTATGCGCGTTCCTGGCCCCTTACGTGAAGCGGCCTGACCTGATATTCCCGCTGGCTGTGTTCTGGCTGGTGCAGGCTGGCTACTCGTTCGGCTGGACGCTAAACTGGCAAAACTGGGTAGAACTTAACTGGATTGTACCGCCAGCGCTTGGCATTTGCTGCTTTAGCTGGCTGGCATATCGCTTGCGGGCGGTGCCCGTTGAGGCTTGAATGCGGAGGATGCGGCAAAGAGATTCTGCCGAAAGACGCGGACTATTACCGGCTTGGGAACGTGGAGATATTGAAGCCGTGCAAGGAGTGCCTGGCTAAAGCCAAAGCGGCTCTTGAGGCCTATCCCAAGAACCACGGCAAAAAGGGTTAGCGTGAGTGCCACTCAGCCCACGCAGAAGGAGGAAGCGTTAACCACGTTAGGGGCGGTTTGCTTGGCGCTTGCCGCCCCAGTTACTTATGGATGCCATTTCTGAAGCCAGGCTAGAACTGGTACACCCCGAACTGTCCCGCCGCGTACACCAGCTCGCGGACATGCTTGATTTCCCTATTCGCGTGGTACAGGGGCTAAGAACCTACACCGAGCAAGATGCTTTATACGCTCAGGGCCGCACAGCGCCGGGGCGCATCGTCACAAACGCTCAGGGCGGGCAGTCCATGCACAACTTTGGCTTTGCCGTCGATCTTGCTCCGATGATTGAAGGCAAGCCGGATTGGGACGCAAGTGACACAAATTGGCAGGAGATGCTGGCTAAGGGGCTGACTTGCGGGCTGGAAGAGGGCGCACACTGGACGCACGTCGCGCCAGATAACCCGCATTTCTACCCCCAAGAGCTGCCAGCAGGCCCATCGGACGCCATGCGCGAGATATTCGCAACACAAGGGTTAAAAGCTGTGTGGGATGAGATTTTTCCGTTGACAGGCGAATAAAAAGAGAACAAGATTCGGGCAGGTATGCAGCAGATTATCGCATTCATCCAAGCCCACCCTACGACATTCTCGCTGATTGGATTCTATGTCGGCAGCGCCTTTATCGGCTCACTGCCAGCGCCGGAAGTAGGCTCGACGCAGTTCTACCGCTTCATGTTCTCGTTTCTCAACACACTCGGAGCCAACCTCACCCGCGCTTATAGTCCGAAACTTCCCGTCGCGGCGGCACAGGCTAGAGGTCTGGCTGACGCGCAAGAGGCCCAAGGCGTAAAGATTGACCCACCGAGAGAGGTTCCCAATGTACCAGCACCTGCACCGAAACCGTAGCTTAGCCTGTATCGCAGTATTCGCCCTTGCCATTTCCATGGCTGGCTGCCCGTCGAGCAGCGTAACGCACAAGATCGTGATAGCCCAACATGACTTCCGCATAGGCGTGCAAGCTCTTCAAGACGCTGAGATTGCCGTCAACAACCAGCCGGGGCAGCTTATCGCTCCTGCCCTCCATGTCCAAATGCAGGCGTACATCCAAAAGGTCGCTCTGGCCGGAATGGACCTTGACGACGCGCTGGCCAAGAACGTGCCAGTTTCAACGCTTCAGACGAAACTGACGGCCATCATGGACTTACTCGACGTGTTGAACAATCAGACCTTGCTAGGCATCAAGGACGCTAACGCAAAGACCACGCTGCAATCAGCGATTCTGGTGCTGCGCGGCATCGTCACACAGGCCCTAGTACTGGCGTCTTAGGAGGGGATATGGCAGCGGCACCACTGATTCTAAGCATCTTGCAGGCGCTACTCGCGGCAGAGCCGGCCGTGGTGCAGGCCATCAAGAACCTGCTCGGCGGCACAGGCACGGCTGACGACTTGGCCATTCTTGGCGCGGACAAGATTGCATGGCAGGCTATTGCGGACAAGGCGCAAGCTGAGATCGACAAGACCGCACCGCCAAAGGTCTAGTTTTAGATAGCGCAGCTCCCCAGCCCGGAGAGAAGATGGAAACATGGCATACATCCTACTAATCCTTGGCGCATTCTGTTGCACGATTGCAGCGTTTTGGGGGCCGGGGCGTCCAGCGGGGCCGTGGTATGGGAATCTCCACATCGGCTGGTTAGGACTTGCTTTCTACCTCTGGAGCATTGTTCTGGTCAGCCATCACGTATAGGCCATGAATGACAAGTGGGAGAGGCTGGAAGATTATGACCTTGGGCGCATAGCGAACGCCCTTGAAAGCATCGCAGGTTCGCTCAAGAAACTTTCTGCACCACCCGCTGCAACGGGCGGGAAAATCATTCAGCTAGGAGAAACGATGATTACAGGAACAAAAGTAGGCGGAACAAGCACTTTCCAGGTGGTTTGGAATGGCGGAATGACTCCGGGCGGAGCGGTCACTTGGACTGCGGACGACCCCGGTGTAACCACTTTGCCCGTCCCGACAGACCCGACAGGGAATAGCGTCACAGTCACGGATGCGGTAGCCGACACGCTCACGCAGTACGTGCTGACTGTCACTGGCACGGCGTCTGACGGCTCGGCAGTATCAGCGACGGCTACAGTGCCTTTGCTGACGGCCCCGGCCACAGGCGGGGTCATCTCGCAGCTTAGCTAACACGAGTCAGGGGCGCGGCCTCCTAAGGACCCCTTCCAGGCTTTCGCCAAGCCTACCTGCGCCCCTGTTTTTCCTCAGCTTTCCCACCGTGTAAATCTTTCCTATTGACAGGATTTACTACTAGTAGTAGATTCTGCGCATGGTTAAGAAAACCAAGTCCATCGAAGCCAAGCTATTCACCTACGAGTGTACGCAGTGTGGATACCGCTGGCATCCTCGAACAGAATGGCCCAAGAAATGTCCGAATCCCAAATGCCAATCTTTTGATTGGGCGTCTAGCGAGCGGCAATCCAAGGAGGTTTCGGCATGAGCTTGGAACAATACATTCAAAAACGCATTGAGCGCCAAGAAGGGCTGATGATAGATGCGACGGAGAATGGCCGGGCTTGGCGGGAAATCATAGTTAATGAGCTAAAGGAAGTCTTGATTCATCTACGGCAATCCAAAGAGCAGGTGAGCGCATGACCAAGCAAAAAGCGATCAGGGAACTTGTCAAACTTGGTTGGACGCTTGTTGATGCTAGTAAAGGGCAGTCCAGCGTGGAACTGCTATCGCCAGTAACTTCTAAATGGCCTAACAGCCGGGTCGTGGCCAATGCGCAAGACCTTCTATCCGAAGTGCAGCACGCTCGCTACCTTGATTGCGGCCCCGCTGCTTGGGATGCACTATCCAATTCTGACGCTGATTACCGGGACCGCGACTGATATGGACAACCTCAGCGATGTGCTCCGGCATTGGCGTTGGGCGCGAAAGCTGACGACTCGGCAAGCGGCCAAGCGCATCGGCATCACAAACTCCACGCTTAACAGGGTTGAGCACGGCAAGCCGATGGACGCAGTAACTCTGGTAAGGATTCTTTGGTGGTTGCTTGGAGCATAGGAGGTCCAATGAAACTCGACTACACGACACAAAGCCCTGAGCAGGTCATGGATGAGCTGGCTTACCACAGCTACAGCCACAACCGCCGCAGGTGCCCGGAGGACAAGCCAGAGAGCTACCGCTGCGTGTTTGGCGGGGCGGTAGAGGCGTTTGAGCGGCGCTACCAGCGGGAGCTTGGCGACCTTGACCAGATGCAGCAGCGGCTGGCCAGCGCCTACAGCACATTGCAGGTTTCAACGCGAGGTGACTTGTGAGCGAACTAAAAGTGCGCAGGATGAAAGTCTTAGTCCACGATTGTGAATCGAAAACTGGTTGGAATAATTCATCTATTACGTTCACCGAATACAGCCTCCAAGGGCCAAGAAAAGAGGTAATTGTCACCATTGAGGACCCTTGGCAGATGGCGTCAGTGCAGGAGCAATTAGAAAAAATCACGGCTTATTGGGCCGACAGAGTAAAGGCGGTGAGGCCATGAGCGCAGCCAACAAGCAATATGAGGTCGATAGAGAGAACGAGGCTGTGTACCGCTATGCCGAGCGAGAGAGCGCATCGGACGGGCCGATAACCAACCTGTGCAGGCATCACTGGTGCATCTTGTGTAGCTCAGATGACTGCCAGTGCCCATGTCACAAAGATAAGGAGATTTGGCCATGATACGGACAAGCGAACAGATCAACGAACTGAGCGATGCTTTTGCCAAGGCCCAGACCAAGTTTGGCGCGGCTATCAAGGCCAGCCAAAACCCTGCTTTCAGGTCCAAATACGCAGACCTAGCCAGCGTGATTGACGCCACGCTAGAGCACCTGAACGCCGAGGGCATAGGCGTAATGCAGCATCCTGCCTTGGAGTTCAGGGGCGAAGGGGAAGCGTTTGTCTCTATCACGACTCGCCTTCAACACAAGACGGGCCAGTGGATGGAGTCAGATGTTAGCCTGCCAGCGGTGATGCGTGACCGCTTCGATGCCCAATCCGTAGGTTCGGCCATCACTTATGCCTGCCGCTATGCGCTCCGGTCCATCTGCACTGTCCCACAGGCCGATGATGACGCCAACGCTGCTAGTGGGGTAGGGAGCCACGAGGCTGCACAGGGGAGTGCCAAAAAGCAGCTTGAAAGCAAGCTCCAGAGCGCAGACCCCAAGATTAGGGAGCTTGCCAAGGCAGGACTCCAGAAGATGGCTGGAAATGGCCAGGAATCGCAGCAAGAGGCACATACGGACGCTCGCCGGATAGTGTTCATCAAGATTCTGCCTAACAGCGACGTGGCCGTGAACGGCTATCTGGCCGATGAGCCGGTGCTTCAATTCCTAACCGACGTGGCAGCCGAGAAAAAGAAGGCCAGGACTGGCGGGAATTACTACCAGTTTGCGCCTAACTACCTGTCTGGATTCAAGGAACTCTGCGAGAAGCAAGAAATCGAGATTGCCTGATGGCGCTTGTCCATGACCGCGAGGAAGCCCTGCACCTTGTCAGGACCATGCCGGAAGGGATGTTTACTGACGGCTTGCTGCTCGACTGCCCGAAACGCCGACGCCGCGAACAGGCCATGAACAAACGGCCCATGCTCATCAAACTTCCCCCGGACCAGAAGTTGCGGCTTGGCAAGCAATTGAATCGCTATATCGAGATTTGCACCAAGGACCTGGGCATCGAAATCATGCTGAAGCTGATTGAGCAGGTGACGGATGAAGAACTCAAGTCATGGGTGGCGCAATGAAAGAGTGGACAAGGAAATTCCTAAGCAAAAAACCGACGCTTAGGCACGGGAAGAGTTACTCAAATACCGTGACTAATGGCGAGAAGGCCGAGAAGAAAATCAGATTCCCCAAGGAACTCTGGCTGGAAATAGCGCACGAACTTACTAATAACGGTTGGTATGACGAAGTGGACAGGGAAACAATGTTCGCCGCTGGTATGGCCGTTGGTTGGGCCGAGCGTGAAAAGAGTGTGAAATGAAGCGTAGAAGGCCGATGTTCAAGGACGATGCGGCTACGGCGGCGGCTGGCTTCCTAGACCCTAACAGCTACGTCAAGCGGGCCAAAGACGGGGAGTTGCAGTACTACCGCTTTGGGCTGGACATGACAGCGCTCAGAAAGCTGGCCTTTGAGCGCAGCAAGGGTTACTGCGAGATGCCTGTCAACGGCTACACGGGCGGTCTCCGCTGCAACCGCAATATTGACTGGGAGACGTTTGAGCTTGACCACAACCCGTCGCTGGCACAGGGCGGAGATGATTCGCCGGAAGGTGTAAGGGCGATTTGTCGGCGCTGCCATATCGCCAGGCATGACCGCACCACCCGCTGGACGAACAGGAGCCTATCCCGTGCAGAAGCCTAAGCCCAAGAAGCTGGCAGGAGCAGCAAAGCGCAAGCCGCGAAAAGGGAAGATCTGGAGCGATGACCTGCGCCGGCCAGACATGATTTCTACGCAACTAGGCAATCTGGTGCGGCTGATAAGGAAAGCGCCATGAGCTGGCTACTTTATAGGCTCTATTGCTGGACGCGCCGCGAGAGGGATGGCTGGCCGGATAGCCGGAATATCTTCTATCGGGCATACATCCGCTGGCAGGCATCGAGATACGAGCCATGAAGCGCACGCCAGCACAGATATTGCTCGAAAAGCACCTGCACGAACTGGGCTTGCATTTCGCCAAAGAACAGAGATTTTGCGAGCGCATGTGGAGATTCGATTACGTGCTCTACCGGCACGAGGACGCGAAGGATGCAGAGTTGAGCTGCCTGCGTATCGCCGTGGAGATTGAGGGCGGTATCTGGATGCAAGGCAGGCACACGAGGGGCAAGGGCTACCAATCGGACCTCGACAAGTACAACGAAGCGACCATGCGAGGCTTTCGTGTGCTGCGATTTTCAACCGAGGATGTGCTGAAGGGCCGAGCTAAGGCTTTTATAGGTCAATGGCTAAAGAACCGAGGCTAAAAACATGGCATCTGGCTTATATCGCCGTTACGGTCTTTCTGCTCGTGTACGCCCTGTGCCTGTGGATAGTCGAGTCGTTGCATGGCGGGGGTTGGTGATTATCTTCTGGGCGGTGGTGATTGGAGGCTTGGTATGTCTAGCGATGGCACTGTGAAGGAGCATCACGAGAATTGTCAGGTTCGCAATTACGCCGGGATACCCGGCTCTGTTTGCACCTGCGGACTTAACATTTCGAAACAGCCCACGGAGATGAAGTCTTTGCGCGACATCAAGGACAAGCTGGACGGCGTGCTGGAAGTTCTGTGCGACTCTACGCATAGGCAAAGATTTGAAGCTGACCGTGAACGATGGCTAAAGCATATTGAGCGCGGCGAGCGATTGTTCGATGGCGCTGAAAGCCTCAGCATCAAATTGGACGCCATCGCCGAGTCACAAGGCAAGCTCTACTCCGCGCTGGACGGCCTAAACGCAGGGATAGCGCAGGAGCTGGGCGAGTTGCGCAACTTTCTAAATCTTGAAATTCCACGCTGCGTCAATCTGCACACTGGATGGCAAATAGAAAGATTAATTGGAATGCTGGCCAAGCCGCCTCGCAAACGGGCAGCCAAAAGGAGACGCAAGTGAGCGAAGAGGATAAAACGCCTACGAATCGTTATGCCGCGACCAGGCCATATTGCAAGAAACATTGGCGAGCCATGCTGGACATCGGCGGCGAAAAGAAGTGCCCAACATGCAGGAAAGAAGAGTTAAAGCAGGCCAAAGAGGAAGCCAAGCCATGAGCGACCGCCAAACCCAGCAACAGCGCATCCTGGCCCGGCTCCTGCGCGGCCCGGCTACATCCTGGGAGCTGGGGCCTGAGCTTGGCATCTTGAGCTTGACGCGGCGCATATTCGAGCTGCGCAAGACGCACAGCATCACGTCCAGCGAGCGGCGGGTCAATGGCAATAGGGTGGTCACTTACCGTTTGGAGGATGCGGCGTGAAGCGACTGAAGAAATGGCCCACATGGAATTGGAAGAACTTCAGCGGGAAACACCTTAAGTTTGCTTTAAGGCTTCTAGAACAAAAGGAGAAAGAATGGGAAGCAATAAAACAATCCAAAAAGTTGCTAAAGCAGTGTCGAAAAACGGTAAGAGAGCGCCGAGAAGCCTTGCAATAGCCTCTAAAGGCATTACGACAGGCAACGATTATGCTCTTTTTATGAGTGCCGTAATGTCGGATCTCATAGAAGGCAGCATCACGCCTTCAGTAGGGAATGCAGTTTGTAATGCTGGGGCAAAATTACTTCGCATCGTGGAATTGCAATATCGCTACGGAGTGCAAGGCAGTAGCCCTGAAAAGAAGTTGATTTTGGCAGCACCGGCAGATAGGTCCTAGTACCCAAATGTGCTCAACTCGCCACCTTAAAGTATTTTCTAGCTTTCGCTTTTTGTTCTTGACAAGGAAAGGTAATGGATGATAGAAACATAGCACGCGCGGGCGCGGCAACACGAAATTTGGTTGCTTCGGTCCGAACTTTGGCGGCGGGGTGCCCTATACACTCCGCCACCAACCCTTATAGGGAGGGTGTTTTTGTTAGTTTCCCACCACAACCTAAAAGGCTGGTTCACGGCCTCGACTCCAGAACCAATCGAGGGTGCAGTGCTTCGGCTTGTTTGTGCTTCGCTCGCAGTGGTGCGCGGAGAGATTCCGCGACAGAAAGACGTGTTGCTCTACTTCGTCCGACTGGTCTCGGATTCGTTTCGGCAGCACGTTTTAGAAGTGAATCAGCGAGCGGAGCACCGACAGGCCGATGGCTGGTTTTCTGCTGTTCGATGGATGCTTGCACATCGGGAAGTCGGGGGTTCGATGCCTCCTTCACGCCAAAAGCGTGTTATAGCTCAGCTGGTAGAGTGCCCGACGAGCTCGCAAGCATCCTTCCGGCAGCAGAGCCAGCAACAGTTCATCCAAGCAAAACCGCTACTCCCGAAAGGGTTCTCCAGGCAACGGCGCAGTACTCGATCTGCGGTTGGAGATTGGCGGCTCGTTCGTGCAGTGCCAAATGCAGCCTTGTCAAAACAATCCGTCCATCTGAGAGTGGCACCGGATACACGGCCCGGAGCAGAAATTTGCTCGGCGTTGGGCCTAAATGCCAAGGTCTCTCAATCTGGCATTGGGTTGCTCTTGGTGCTGCACCGACGAGCCGTTTTTCTCCCTCTACCACTACGTCCTGGTCATACGCTCATAAGTCTCTAAAAGCGGCGGAGGGGAAGCTAGGAGGTGCTGCAAGGCAAGATGAGCAGGGAAGTGGTGTCTCTTGCAGGTGAACTGGCCAGATATCCCGCAACTGTGGTCTATCTTGTCAGTCTGCGAGGACCGCTGGCGCTTCACGTACCCTGGGGTTGACATTGAGCGAGAAGTGCTAAAGATGGGCGAGTGGCTAGAAGCGAATCCCCGGCGCAAGCCCAGGAACTACAAGCGATTCGCTGTAAACTGGCTCGCCAGCGCACACGGGAGGCTACTGGAGGCCCAAGTCAGAGCATTGGCACAGAGAGAGCAGGACCGCGTTGACAGCGCTGTGGGGAGGTTACGATGAGTGATGCAGGAACCGACATTGAAGTTATGCGAAAGTGGAAGGAATACCGACTGTGGCACGCCGAGCAAGAGAAGTTTCTAGCCGCTAGGTTTAGGAAGTTAGGTGATTTATCGGATTCACGGCTAGAAGCACGAGCATATTACAGATGTGCTCAAGCACTTGAGGATTTATTCATAGAATTGCCCAGCAAGCAGGGCGGGTGAGCAGGCCAAGGGGGAGAGATGAAGCGTTACGAATACATTCAGATGGCTATCGACTTGGGCGACTTAGACCAGTTAAACAGGCTGTCTCTTGCGGGGTTTCGTGTGGCAGCATTCATCCCCGACGAGCAGGCCAATTTTGTTTTGCTGGAGCGCGAGGTTCCTGAGCAGCAAGCTATCGCAGCCTTGCAGTACGAGGTTGAGAAACTGGAGCGCCACCCTCAACAGGAGAGAAGCGGGCAGACAAAATGAAAACATTGGTGGTCTGGTTCAGGAATGGCACGCTTTACAAGTCAAAGGTTTGCGGGCCTCGCTCACTCAAGCGCACAGCGAATCAGTGGAACGAGTACGCGCAGAAGTGGAATCGGCTGCCGAATCAGATAAATCTCATCGGCGTTATCTCGCAGGCCGCCATTCTGGAATTGATGAGACCGCACGATGGATTGCCAAAACACACAGCGCCGGAAGTGCTGGCAAGGCAGAAAAAGATTCGCAATCTTTTGGATTCACCTGTAAAGAGCATGGAGCAATAGTCGAGCAGGAGAGAAGCGGGCAATGAGCGAGCGCCACCCTCAGCAGGAGAGCAAATGAGACGCAAGGAATTTTTCAGCCACGAATTAAACCGCGCTGTCCACATGCGAATACCCGGCGACATTGTGACGATGATGGCGCTTCACGGCTGGAACGCATTCGGCATCTACGAAGTCGTGCAAGAGGAAAAGAAGAAACAGCGAGAACTCAAGCGGCGCCACCCTCAGCAGGAGAGAAGCGGGCGCGAACAGTGAAAGGGGAAGTGATGGCTGGACAGGGGAAGGTGCAGCATGGCGACTGAAGCAGCGATGAAGAGGGCGAGGGAGCATTTTCACGGCTGCACCTTGTCTGATTGCCCGTGCTGCGCACGTTTAGCCGAATTGCTAGACGCCTGGGCACAAGAAGCGCGGCTGGAGGAAGCCGAGGACTGGCCGCACGATTCAAAGTGCAGGTCTATTCAACCATCGGAGCTTGAGAATGCCGATAATTGTAATTGCTATCGCCGGGAGCGCATCGCCGCGCTGGAGCAGCACAAGGAGGGCCAGTCGTGACAAAAGAGCAGGTACTAATCAATCTCCAAGCAGGCAAGGTTCTATGTTGTGTCAGGCGAGACGATCCGCTGCTTCCGTGGCTTCTTGAGCATCCATGTATTGAAAATAGCGGCGTGATTCAAGTCGATGACCAAAGCAGTTGTATCAAATTTAGATGGCGCGGGGAGGGCCAATGAAGCGGAAGCGGACGAAGCGAGTGCGGGAGACGTTCAAAGCGAGCGTATGGTGCGTATCGAATGCGGGAGAAGTCTACGCCTATCTGGATGTGAACTCGCCCCGATTGAAGAAACAAGATTGGATTGATGGTGACCAGGCTCGCGTCACCGTCGAGCGTCTCCCTCAGAAGGTGAAAAATGGATGATAAAGCGTTAAACCGATTGATGGCTGATATGAAGCAGGACGAAGTAAAGCGACCCTTGCCGCACAGGGTAGACGGGCTTCCAAGGCGGTGCCGGGTTGATTTGGCGACACCCGTCGAGAACGCCATCCGCGATGCGCGGCAAATTGTGGAAGCGATGCCCGCTGACGTTCGCCTGACGGAAGCAACGATAGCTCTAGGACATGCGCTTGACCGAGTAGCTGATTATCTTGAGGACGTGTGAGGGCGCGGCGGCGTCTCCCTCAGAAGAATGGTGGAGGGCGGAAGTGAACAAGCAATGCCAACAATTACATGGAACGACTTGTCGCTTTTGTGGAGCGCGATTAAAGCGAGATAGTGTGGGGCATTATTGCCCGACTAAGAATTGCCAGTATCAATATGGCGTGAAAGAGTGTCCGGTGCGGCCCAATGATCGTTCTCGATAAAGACATTCCCGGTAACGCTTGGCTCTGTCGATTTAATTGGCGAGACAGGATAGTTGAACCATTAGACTACGGAAAGGAAACTGAGATGCGAAAGATTGATGAGAAGTTCAGCACCACAGGCGACATCGTGAAATTATCCAACGGTGAGATCGTGCCAGAGGACGAGCCGCTATTCCTAATTCGCGCCAGGGACCGTCTTGCCGTTGCCGCGCTCGAAGCGTACCGCGTTCTTTCACAAGAGGACGGTTGCATTGACTACCATTTCGAGCATCTTGATAAGGACATCGAAGCGTTCAAACGGTTCCGCGAGGAACATCCAGAACGAATGAAGCAGCCAAGCATTACAAGGGGCAGATAGAGGGCCGAGCGCGAGCAGCGATCTACAGAGCGATAAGGGATGCGGAGGCGAAAGGGGAAGTGATGGACAAACTCAGAGAACTGATAGCGAAGTGGCGCGATAAAGCTGTTCGGTGGAGTTTAGCCGGACCAACGGTAAATGGTCAAACAGTAGACGCCCTACGGTATTGCGCCGACGAACTTGAGCAAGCCCTCGCCGAGCCAGCGCCCGCTGCGGGATTCAGTGGTGGGGGGAATATGGACTTCGCAGAGCAATTGCTGGAGAACGTTATGATGGAGATGGCGCATTATTACAGTCCGCTAGACAAGGAAGCTGTGATGAAGCGCCGCTTACTACCGCTACTACTGGCTGGAGAGATGTGCCACGACGACTTGGTATCCGTTTTGCAAAGCGAGTTTGCGACTAAGAGAAACCCCAATCCTGAATTGAAAGACGCGGCAGTAACAGGCTATCGCGCCGCCAAGCAGAAAGCGATGGAGCCATGAGCGAACTAAGAAAATCAATTCTGGGAATAATTTTAGTAATAGGGCTAACTCTTCTGGCATTTGGAGCAGTGCGATGGGAAGAGTATTCCACTTGTGGCAGTCGCAGCGTAAAGCAATCCAGTATGTTCGGGTGTCCAAACTTTGACCGCAATGCGCCAAGGAAGCCATGAGCGAACTCAAGCCACTGATGGAGCTGGTGCGGGAGTGGCGCAACATTTTTCACAACCTGAGTAGCAGGCATTTCGGAGATCACCAAGCTGAGGATATTGCTAACACATACCGAATATGCGCCGACGAATTGGAGGTCTGGGCACGAGCACAGGATGAGGAAATAGAGAAAGAGCATGGCGACCCAGGCGGAGAACAATGGTTCAATGGCGTAATGGAAGCTAAAATGGTGCGCGAGAAGCTGCTGGGTGTACCGGCAAAAAGCGAACAAAACACGAAAAGGGCTTGACAGGCAGAAATTACACGCTTATCTTGAGCAGAGCCACCGCGCCGGTGGCAGGAGCGGAAGCTGAAACCGCGTAGCGAACAGGCTCGATTTGAATCCGATGGGAGAGTTGTCCTCCTAAATCATTACGGAAATTGCATAAAGCTTTGGCCGAATGATTTGAAGATACTGCTCAGGCCTGGCGTTTATGTTTTTTGGCTTGAACGTGGAGAGGGCAATTTGGCTCTCTATGTCGGTTCAAGCAAAAGAGTTATGTCCCGCATGTCAAATCCTAACCATACAAAAGCCAAACAATCACTGGCAGAATGCACACTCATTGAGATTTACTCGTGCCCTGATGAGGAAAGTGCGAGACTGCGAGAAGCTGATTTAATTCAGGCTCTTCGGCCTATCTATAACAGTCTCAATGGCAAGAAATAGCATCGAAGTTTACAACCCTCACAGCAATTCCAGCTATCATGTCCCATTCGAGGACGCGCAGCATCTCTCCCGCACAAAACAGGCCAAATGGGATGGAAACAAACGAGTTATCCTTGGCGCTGACAATCGTATCAAGGTGACATGGGCCCCTCGACAGTCAGGCATTGATGGCCCGCTTGTAATGCAGGTGGTGGGATGATAGCGACGGCTAGACAGGTGAAGTATGGCGGGCACGAATTCACGGTTGAGCCTGAACCGGCAGACTTCTGGGGCTGGGTTGAGGAAGGGCGCTACGATAGCGAATGGCGAGCATTACAAGCGCATCTAAGGCCGGAACATACATTCTTGGACTTGGGAGCATGGGTGGGCAGTCACAGCCTCCTGGCGGGCAAGATTTGCAAGCGAGTGATCGCGGTTGAGCCTGACCCGATGGCTAATCTAATACTCCTTGGGAATTTGCAGCAAAATGACAGCAATTGGAGCCTGATTCAGACCGCAATCAGCGATAAATCAGGAGTACTCGAACTCAGTTCAGGATGTTTAGGGGCGAGCACTACACGAGCCAATCCAGCGGCAGGTGAGGGCATAGGCGAATCACAAATCTTCATTCAATCAGAGTGTATGACTCTCGCCCAACTCATTGAGGATATGCAAGCTGAAGCGCCATTCTTCATCAAGATGGACGTGGAGGGCAGCGAGGAGCAAATCCTTAGCGATCTCACGTTCTTCGAGCAGCACAAGCCCACGCTCTACATAGAACTACATCCCTTCTGGTGGCACGACGAGGCAGCGACTTGGCAGAAAATAGCTAAGTTATCATGCCTTTACAATCACACGCTCGACAAGCTCGGCAACACAGCACAAGCCGGTGCGCGGGAGCTAATCCTTGCAGATTGAAGAATTTGTGATTCCAGGAGCTGGCCAGCAATTCAAAGGCAATGATTTCAGAGATTTGCGCAAGTCCGGCGTGTATCTATTCATGCTCGAAGGCAAACCGCTCTACATCGGCACGGGAAGAATGTTACTGGGGCGTGCGAGCGGGAAGCATAAACAAGCCGAAGAAGCCATCGCGCAATGCGATACAGTCCTGCTCTACCCATGCCTCAGCTGGTTCATCGCACAGCAATTAGAGACATTGCTTATCAACAAGCTACAGCCCAAGTATAACAAACGAAAGAAGCTCGGGATACTGAGCGGGATTCTCGGTCATTCTAAAGGACATGCAAGGAAATATCAGCGAGAATTGGCCATGGCGCTCGAAGGAAAATAACATTTCAGCGCCGATTGTGTCAAATCTGACACGCACTACTTTGCAGCGTGTCACGCTTGACACACTTTATCTAACATGGAATCAATGGCTTGCGAGCAGTCTGGTTTACATAATAGAAATTTATCAGACACGGCATGTTAACTCCTTTGTTTTCGCCTATTTACAAATCCCCCAAAACGACCGCGATAGGATTAGGCAAAAGTGTTTGACCTGGCCGGCAATCAGCGCAGAATGTTCGCTAAGTCTATGATAGGAAAAGGCTTGAGCCTTCCTGTGAGGGATTCTTGGGCCGGGCGGGTTGCCCCCACGAACCTGCTCTACTGCTGGGCTATGGCCTTTTTCAAACCAGGCCCAATCTCTTGACTGTAGTACGAATCCGTAGTACAAAGCCTCATGGCCAAGAAAAACGTAGTACAGTTCAGGGCAACGGAAACCGAGTACGCAGTGCTTACGCTAGCAGCTAGGGAAGCAGGTACAACGGTGTCAGAACTGGTGCGGGATAAGCTGTTCGGGAGAGAACGGGCGGGTATCGCGTTGAACGCATTGCCTGAAACTAGTGGCCTCAATGTCTCGGCTAGATTGGATGGGGAGCCTATCTACAAGAGCCATCCGAAGGCGTGCACGTGCTTTTTGTGTAATTCGGCGCGGAATGCGGGGTTGAAGTGATTCAACTAACGCCTGACCCCTCTGACGCCAACCGGCTAATCCTGACACAAACTGTCACTTTGCTTCTGGACCGCACGCTGGTTGAGAGCTTGTCGAAGGAAGTGGAAGAGGCGATACGCAGGCAGGCGGCAAAGGATTTGAAGGGCAACGCCGAGGTGCGGAAGGCGATCTCGAAAGCGGCGGAAGCGAAGCTCTTGGAACTGCTAGGAGTGAAGGTTGACCCGGCTCTGTGAGTTGGCTTCTAAGTACGGCACGGACAAGGTTCCTTACTATACCCCGTTTTATGATTTGCTGCTCGGCAACCGGGAAGTCCATCAAGTGCTCGAAATCGGCATAGGTACTAGAGCCTCTATGACTCATGTGCCCGGCTACGAGCCGGGAGCCAGTCTCAGGATGTGGGCGGAGTATTTCCCCGAAGCGAAGGTAGTGGGCTTTGACCGCGACCCCGAGATGCGCTCCGAGGGCCGGATAATCACCTTCCTGGTGGATGAGCGCGACACCACAAGGCTGGCCGAGGCTGCCGCTGAGTTCGGGACCTTTGAGCTGATTGTCGATGACGGGAGCCATTCCCCCAATGATCAATTCCAGACCGCCCTAACCCTCATGCCGTTTCTCTCTGACGGCGGGGTGTATATCGTCGAGGATGCCGCCGACATCGAATTGCCATTCCCGCACTATTGGGTCAAAGGCTCCACAGGCGCGAGGTTCATAGTCGTTCATGGGTAGCAACACAACCATGGTTCTCACTTCCTGCGATAGACACGACCTCCTCAAAGAGACGCTAGATTCCTTTATCCGCGTGAACTGCGGAGGAGGCAAACCCGATGCCACAATCATTATCGAGGATTCCACGGTTCCGATGCCTGACTGGTTGCGCGAGAACATCCACTACTACTCAGCTAACATCGGGAAAGTCTCTTGGATTCAAAATGGTGCGAGGATGGGCCAGGTCTACTCGATTGACCGAGCCTACCAGCACGTCAAGACTGATTTTATCTTCCACTGCGAGGATGATTGGCGTTTTGATCTGGGCGGCGGCTGGATGCAGGAATCAAAAGCCATCCTCGAGCAAAACCCGAAGATTATCCAGGTGAGTCTAAGGGGGCCTACCGGCTGGCACCAGCTTATCGATTTGCCGCCCTACGAGGGCTTCAAGGTTGCCATGCCCGGCTGGAAAGGCGGCTGGGGCGGCTTGTCGTGGAATCCCGGCCTGCGGCGGCTCTCCGACTATCGGCTCATCGGCTCCTACGGCAAGCACATCAGCTACGAAAACTTCGGGCTTGAAAGCGAGCGCATCCTGTCTCAGCTCTACCTCGGCATGGGCTACCGCATGGCCGATCTCAACCGACCGATCGTTAGCCACACAGGGGGGAGCTGCTCCCGCTCGGCCAACTTCAAGGCTCCGATGCCCAAAATCCTCATCGCCATCCCGGTATGCCACAAATTCAACTATGGGCAATGGAGGTCGGGCGACGATGAGCGATTTGACCAGGCGAATGCTTTTGAGAATCGCCCTTACGGGATGGGCATACACATTGATGGCCCTAATCCTCGTGTTCAGGCCCTCCGCGAAACCTGGCTCCAGGACGTAGCGCCATTCTCGAAGCATGTGGATTACCGCCTATTCTACGGTCGCGCAGAGTGTCCCCACGGAGAAGGCAACCGGCAAGCAGACATTTTCCACTACACAGGCGCTTGCATGAAGCGCGACTCTTTGCCCGATGAAGTCTTTCTCGACGTGCCGGACGACTACGGAAGCCTTCCCCAAAAGACTATAGCCATGTGCCAGTACGCGAAGGAGCGCGACTATGACTTCCTATTTAAGCCTGACGACGATACCTACGTACGGGTGGATAAACTGGTCGCGGAACTTCTCGGAAACCGTTTTATGGACTACGGGGGATTCTGTCACGCTCATGTCGCTGGAGGAGGTCCCGGATACTGGCTCAGCCGGCGAGCCTTCTCAATCGTTGCCGAGAAAGCGAACCTCGAAAACTGGGCGGAAGACGTAACCGTATCGAAGACGCTCCATTACAACGGCATTCAGCCCGTGAATCTTCCGGGGCACCGCTCCGGGATGAGTAACCACTGGTTTGACGTTGAGAACATGACGCCGGACCTCGTGGCCGTCCATGCCGTGCAACCCGAAGCCATGCGAGAACTTTACCGAAGGGACCATGCCGAAATTCAAACATGCGCTGCTGACTAAGGGCGAGTACCGCGAAATGATTGCGATGTGGATGCGCAATCCCAAAATCACGGCCAAGCAGTTCCTCGAATTCGCCGCACTCTATAACGAGGTCAGTAACAAACGCACGAAGATGAAAGGCAAGGACCCCGAACCTACCCCGGACGATTTGAACGAAATGGTCTTGAAACTGGAGGGAAAGAAACATGGATAACAGCATTCTCGCTGGCAAGAAAAAGCCCGAAGGGAAGTTGAAGCTCGTCCCGGCTGGGCAGGGTCATAAGCCCAAAGGCGCACACGGACGTGCGGCTGTCAAAGCACTAGGCCGCACCAAGACCACGGGCAACTTCAAAAAGATTGAAGCGGCAAAAGGGAAGGGTGCGGCTATCGCTGCGTACCAAAACGCGCTGAAGGCTCACAAAGCAGGGTAATGGGCAAGCAGGTAGAAGCACAAAAGCTGGTTGAGGAACGGGCAAGGGCCCGAAGAGACAAATTCTTTCTCGCCAATGACATCCTCGGCTACGACTTCCAGCCCGACACCCATGCCGAACTCTTCGCCTGCTACACAAAGTACAAGGAGAACACGCCATGGGTCGAACACGACGAAATCAAGAACCGGCTGATTCTTTGGTCTCGCGGCCATTACAAAACAACGGCTGTAGTGGTCGAAGTCATTCAAGCAATCCTGAACTTCCCCGATATTCGCGTGATTCTCATGCAAGGCTCCGTAGCTCTGACGAAGACCCTCTTCCGGCAAATCAAAAGCCACTTCATCGGGGAAGCCTATGGGTCTCGCCTAAAGGAACTCTTTCCTGAGTTCTGCGGAGAGCCGAAAGAACTTGGGCCGCATCCCTCGACGCAGTTCATCGTTCCTTGCAGGCGAAACAAGCAACTGGCGCAAGCTACGGTTACGGTAGCCAGCCCCCGGTCAGTCAAGACCGGCTCGCACTACGACCTTGGGGTGTTTGACGACCTCGTTACGGACCAGAACTTTAGGAATCCTAAGCTACTTGAAAAGGTTACGGAAGACTTCACGCTGGCGCAGTCGCTGATCGACCCCGGAGGCTACCGGCTTGTCAGCGGGACGCGCTACGCCTTTGGCGACACTTACGAGCAAATTATCCGCTGGCAGGCGCAAGGCAACAAGTGGATTATCTCCGTCAAGAATTGCTGGACGGACGAGAGCCAGAATAAACCCGACCATGAGAAGGTTCCGCGCTTCCCGCGCTTCACTAAAAAGAGCGGGCAGCTTGGTGGCTTCACCAGAGAAGATTTGCTTCAGATGCAGGCCGATGACCCGGCGACCTTTGCCTGCCAGTACCTCAACCAGCCGATTCACTTCAGCAAGGTTGCCTTCACCGAAGAGCTTTGGGAAGGAGCCATGATTGCGGCGGACGATGCTCCGGTGCTTGGCACAGCCGTGCTCATGGTAGACCTGGCATCCGGCGAGTCCGAGAACGCCGACGACAGCGTTATCGCGGCGGGGAAGTCCGACAGGCTCGGAGTGAACTATCTCGTGGACATGCGCGGCGGGCAATGGATGCCGATGGAGCTGGCCATGAACGTAATCGACATGACCCTCCGGCACCGTCCATCGCGTCTGTGTTTTGAGAACACCGCGAGCTGCAAATACTTCGTCGATTACCTCCGCATGGTAGCGCGAGAAAAGAACGTCTATTTGCCGCTCGAAATGGTCAAGGTAAACACCACGCCAGACGCGAAGAATACCCGCGTCGTGGGGCTGGCCGGGAAGATTGGCCGGAAACGCTTCCGTGTGCTCAAGGGATTGCCGAAACTCGACCGTCTGAAAACGCAATCTTACGAGTTTCCAAAAAGTACGAAGTCTAGACACCGCCATGACGATTACCCCGACACTGCGGCGCTGCTCGACCAGGAACTCTCGAACGATTCCCTGGCTGTGCCTCTGAGACAGCCCGCGAAGCACCCGATTCTTGCCATGATGGCCGACCGGGAGAACGCCTTGGTGAAAATGCTGACACAGCAGGAACTCGCAGCGGTTAGCGAGCCGGACGTTACGGGGCTAGAGGTCTAAATGGGCGGATTCCGGTCACTTCCACAAGCAATCGACCCCGGCGAGCAACAGACTCCGATTCTCCCGGAGGAAGTGAAGCCAGCAGGAGAGGCTTGGGACGATGAGACGGCCCTCGGCATCGTTCTGGCCGACGTTTCAAGCACGCTCAGCTACTACCAGTCGAAGGGACTGACGCCTCTAGGCGTTGAGAATGCCGATGACTTGGTGCGTGGTTATGTGAGACCCCGGCAATGGCCTGACGGGAAGCCTCGCGCGAACCTCTCGATGCACGTTTCGCTGCAAGCCATCGAGAAAATCATGCCCTCGCTATACATGAGTCTCTTTCCTCCGGGCAAGAAGATGCCATTTGTCGTTGAAGCGGTAGGGAAAACGAAGCCAGAAGCCGCGAGAGCCAATGCTTCGCTACTTTGGTGGGGCATGAAACGCTCTGACCTAAAGGAAGAGATGCGCATTTCGCTGAAAAGCGCATTGACCTACGGCCCGACGTTCGGCGTTTGGGGCTGGGAGACGAAAACGGTCAGGAAAAAGGTCTATGCCAAGACTTCTGACGGGAAAATGAAAGGCACGCAGAAGGAAATTGATTGGGAATGCCCGAAATATGAGTCCGTTGACCCGCGCTACTTCGGATACGACCCGACTTTGCGCCGGCAGGACGTGCGCAAGGGGAAATTCTACTTCCGGCAGGTGATGACGAACGGTTACGGGCTTGACGAACTACGGGACGACCCTTCCTATAAGAATATCCCGACAAACGAGGAACTGGCGGAGATTCTATCGAGGAAATCGGAGCCTACCGAGGATTCGCTGAAGGATAATAAGCGAGCCGTGTGGCGGGAGTTCCAAGCCAAGCTCGATACCGAGGATGCGAGCAAGGACCCGATGATGCACCCTCTTGAAATCCTAGAATACGTCACGGATGACCGCGTAGTTGCGATTCTGCAAAGGAAAATCACGATCAGGAACGAAGAGAACGAGTTTGGGCGCAAGAACGCCGTGTCCTGCTCGTTCATTGACGTGCTTGGTTCCTGCTGGGGCTTTGGCATCCCTAAACTGATTGCCGGAGAGCAACGGCTCCAGCAAGGCGTGGTGAATACGTGGATTGATTCTCTGGCCCTTGTGCTGAATCCCGTCTATCAGCTCTTGAAAGGCGTGGGGCCGGGCACGCAGACTATTCCTGTCTCGCCTGGCAAGGTGATTACCGAAAGCGGGGAACTAAAGCCACTCGTTACGCCTGACGTTACCGGGCCAGCGATGGAAGCGATTGCCGGGTCTGACGCGAGAGCCAGTCAAAAAGTAGGAGCCAACGGGCCTTCGGACGCGCCGACTCAGGCACTACGGACTGGCAAGGGCGTGGACGCTTTCGCCAGCGACTTTATCCAGCGGCTGCAATACTTCCTCGAACAGTTTATCAATCTCGTTTACATCCCGGTGCTCGAAGCCTATCTCGAAATCATTCACGACCACCTAACGGAAGAGCAAATCAACGAGATTCTCACCGAGGAAGAGGGCAAGGCCTACGAGGGCGACATCACGGACGTGTACAACGCCGACTTGCGGGTTGACGTAATAGCGGGCGCGAACATGATGGCGAAGTTTGCGGCCAGTCAGCTTGCGCCGATGATTATCCAGCTCGTTTCTGCTGGCCCTGTGGCCGACCAGTTCGAGGTTGCGGCCAAGAAGTTCAACTATGTGGAGTTTGTCTCTGAAACGGTGGATTTGATGGGCTGGGATTTGGAGCACCTTATTGAAGACATGACGGACGAGGACAAGCAGCGCGTCAAGGACAAGAACCAGGCGATGAGCCGTGGCATTGCCGCCCAGCAACTACAAGCTCAGAAGGCAGGGGACACGCTCAACCAGATTGACGCCAAGGCCAGCGGGCAAGCCGGGGTAGCCGTGGTCAGGCAGATTCTAAAGACACATTCGGATGCTGCGATGGCGGCGGTAGAGCAGGGCCAGGGGAGCGACAATGGCCAGCAATGAAATAGCGCGGCTCGTGGCGATCAAGAACGCTCTTCACGGAACTACTTCGACGCAAGGCTGGATGTACGTCAAGCAGATTGCCGACAACCTCGTGGCCAATTCAGTGAACGAAGCCCTTGAGGAAGAGGACCGCGACAGAGGCGAGAGCAAGAGGCTCAAGGCAGCGGCACTCAAGAAGGGTTTCGCGGAACTGTTCAGCGCCATCGAAAGCGCACAGGCCATCAACCCGGAAGCGGACTTTGAAACGGGGCTAGGAAATCTGGAAAGAGGAGACACGGATGCCGCAACTAACTGAAGCAGAGCTTGAGAAACTAAGCACGGACGAGCTTCGCGCCCTAGCCATGAAAGAAGTAGTGGAAGAGCCAGAGAAGGAAGAGCCCAAGAAAGCGCCTGAGCCGGAACCTGAAGAACAGGAAGAAACTGAAGAAGAGGAAGAGAAGCATATCTACCGCAAGGAAATCGACAACGGCAATGGCGTGATTGAGGTCTTCGAGGCCGACTCCGTTGATGAGCTGATTGACAAGATTGCCGAGGGCAAGCGCAACGCGAGCCTCAAGATTCGAGAACTAAGCGAGAAAATCAAGGTTGAGGACACCCGCACCGCGCAACAGAAGGCCGACGATGAATATGTGATTGCCGAACGGCTCAAGAAAGAGCCGTCGAAGGCGATACGAGAAATCATCTCGGAAGTCATTGAAGAGCGCATAGCGAAGCAAGTCCAGTGGGACAAAGACCAGTCGCGCTTCGTTCAGACACACCCAGATTTTATCGCCAACGCTGACAATGGAAAGAGGCTCACGGACGAGGTTCAACGCCTCGGACTTACCCCTGACTATGCCAGCTTGGAGAAGGCTTACCAGACGCTTAAAGCGAGCGGATTGCTCCTGCTGAAAGCCGAAGGAAGCGAAGAGGCCACGGAAACGGAAACCAAGGAATCTGAGCGGATTGCTCAGCCCAAGGCGGAAGTTACGCAGCCACGCAGTCCGAAGAGAGGCTCGAATCTGTCCACGCGCACGGCAGTAGCGCCAAAGCCAGATACCGCGCCCTCCGAGGATGAGGCTTATGAGTTACCCCTTGACAAATTAAGAGAATTGGCCAACAGGCAGTTAGCGGAGAGAAATAATGCATAGGAAGATTAATTATTCCGATGAGGCACTGGTACGCCGCCGTGCATATGGTAGACGTTACCACGCTACTCATAGGACAAATTATTCTCCTGAAGCATTAGCGCGACGCAAGGAATTTTCTAGGAAATACATCGCGCATTTGCGCGAGACAAATCCTTATTATTCTGCGTTTGCGCGGCGGCTTCGTCTGCATCATTTCTCACAGCAGGGATATGACGCTCTACTTGCTATCCAAGAGAATGTCTGTCCTGTTTGTAAGAAGCCGTTGATACTGACGGATTCTTATTCTGGAGAAACGCCAACGCTTGACCATGACCATTCTTGCTGTCCTGGTACCTACTCTTGCGGGAAATGTATTCGAGGGATTCTCCACATGCGGTGCAACAGTGCACTTGGATGCGTGGATGATAAACCGGAAATTCTCCGCAATGCAGCAGATTATCTGGAACGATATGCCAAAGCGGTGACTTTTACGCCCACTTCACTTCTAAGGTGACTAAATGCCTTTACCAACAGCAGCATCGGTTGTATCGAGCGGCTTGGCAGGCTACCCCACGGTCTACTATGACCGCGTAGCGCAAGACACGCTCATGTCAAATCTGTTTATGTACCAGGCTTGCGACCTCAAAACCATGCCGGATATGTCGGGCGTTGCGATGCAGATTTTCGGCTACACCGCAATGACCGCCAACACCACCCCGGCAACGGAAGGAACTCCGGGCGCTGGGCAGTCTCTAACCCAGAACACGGCGACCATCAACCTCGCAAACTACGTGGATTACATCAGCTATTCGAGCAAGGTCAAACTGACGGCCATCTCGAACGTGGTTGCGGAAGGTTCCGCGCTTCTAGCCTACCGCGGGGCGCTCTCCGTTGACGTGGTTATCAGCACGGCAGTTGATACGCTTTGCAACGGCAACGCCGCAGTGGACGACATCGAAGTAACCAATGGCAGCTATCTGATTGCCTCCGTAGCCCGGAAAGCGGTCTGGCAGCTTCGCTCTAAGAACGTCAAGCCCAAGTCGAACGGCCTCTTTTTCGGCATCACCCACTCGCTCACGGCGTATGACCTCGTGAACGATTCAACCGCCGCAGGCTTTACGGACCTCCAGAAGTACTCCGACAGTCTGGCGACTGCAAACCCGGCTCTTGCTGGCATCAAGGGTGCACGCATCGGGAACGTTGGCGGAGCGGAGTTCTACGAATCGAACGCCGTGCCGACAGAAACCAACTGGCAATCGACCTCCTTCAACGCCTATCACACTTACGTGTTCGGCCATCAAGCGTTCTGGGCATCCTCGCTCGGCAAAACCGATCTCAACCAGCGCAACTTCAGCGTCAAGACGCAGCAATTCCCGATGGGCAGCAACTCTCTCGACCCTGGCGGATTGATTGCAGCGGCCTCGGCCTACAACTTCTTTTTCGGAGTGGTAGCCGCGCCAACGCCCAGCAACACCGACCGCGTTCGCCGCATTCGCTCGGAATCGAGCATTGGATAATCCATGACACCCATATTTTTGACTGTTCTATCGACGGGAGCCATTTGGGTATCGAATGACGTTACCTTCACGCCAGCTGGCACCGTCGTTAAGCAATTCCGCGTAAACCCCAACAGCAAAAGCCAGTTGATTTGCACGCTGACAGGCAGCGGCAACGCTTCTGCTTCGGCGCTGGCGACCACAATCCCTACTGGCATCCCTGCCGGCAAAACCGAGGGCAACGAAGTACACTGATGGATGAGCCTAGAGTCCCTAGCTACTACGTGGTAAGCCGTTCGCTGACCGAGGAGCAGACGGCGAGGGTGCAGCAAGCCCTCGCCCTAACTCCTATTTCCGGTGTAATCATTACGGACATTCACGATGCGAGGCTTGGAATGCAATTCAGCCACATGATGATACGCACGGACACGCTCGAACGCGCCAGAGAAATGGCCAGCTATTGTAAGGAGCCGGTTGTGATTCTTGGCGACACTCTTTTTGTCGATTCCTACTATGAGGACGGAACGTATGACGCTCTTCCAACCTGACAAACACGAACTGGGCGACGAACGGCTAAGCCCTGAAGAGTCCGTCAAGCGCGAGCGCGAAGAACTGCTCAAGATGGCTTCGCGGTTCAGGATTCCGGGGCAGGCAGAACTCGAAGATCCGAAGCGTTCGGAAGGCCCGAAGATTCACTGGAAGCAGCTGCTTTATCGCCTGCAAAAGATTTGTCCTCCTTTGCGCATGAAAGACAGCCGCGTGGAGGGCATGGAAACGATAGCTCTCTACTACCCCAAAACAGACGCCGAAAAAGTTAACGACGGCAGCTTTGTGACCCTCGCCCTGACGGAGAAAGAGAAGTTTTTCAGAGATTACAAATACGTAGGGGGATTCGACAAGGCATGGCTGCCTTTTTACTCGCACGTGAAGCTCGACACCAGTCTCTTGCCGACACGCGAAGTCCGTGGCGTGATGACCGTGCTGCTGATGCTTATCCGGGCTAAAGCTATCACGCTCGAACAGGTGATTGGCGAGTTTGGCGACCCTAACGACGATTCCCGCAGCGACCGATTCTTAAAACAAGCAGTTTAGGAGAGAACCATGTCAGACAAGAGCATCGTACTCACGAAGGAAGACTTGCAGGACATTCTCACAACGGCCATTGCTGCTGCCAAGGCTCCGAACGCCGTAGAGCAGGCGCAACTTGACCGCCAGATGAAAGAAATACAACAGAAGCAGGCAGACCGCAAGGAGCAGGGTGCACAGGTGCTGGCTGACATCGCGGCCAAGCGCGACATTCAGGCTATTTGCACGCATGAGCACGACAACGGGCAAAGTCACGCAGTCTGGGTACAGGAGTCTACCGGGCCGGGCTACTTCATCTGCCAGCTGAATCAATGCAAGATTCGCCCCGAACCGAAGCCGGAAAAAGGCGCTGATAACGGGGCTATTTATAACACCAGGGAATTCAACCGGCTGTTCCAGAAGTCTCGCACGAACGAGCTATTTGGCTGATGAATGTCTAACAGCACGATAACCCTCCAAAACGTAGTGAATTTCTGCTCGACGCACGCCGACTTGCTGCCCCTTGCAAACGTCGGCGGGTACACGAATGAGCCTGCTCTGTCGCTCTGCAACGACGCCCTTTCGGACCTGATTACCGACCCGAACGATTGGGTATTCAACCGCAAGGAAATGCCTTCGCTCTTCACCTGCCCCAGCAAGCAGGATTATCTCTTTGCCGGGGCTTGCGCTTTTACGCTGAACGGCACGGGCACGGCGGCAAGCCCAAGCATGGGCTGGGCCATTGACCTTTCAACGAACAGCGGCATCACCGTGGCAGGTGGCGTTGTCACCGTCAAGACCATCGAGAACCACCGCTTCTCGACGGGTCA